CAATTTTTAAAATTACTTTCATCGCCAACCATTATCCTGAGATACTGCCCAAGTCGAAACTATATATTTGTCTTGTCCAATGGGTGGATTACCTCTATGAGTGTGAGTAAATGCAGCAGGAAAAATAATTAATCTACCTTGTTCTGCTTTTATTCTTTTGTTAATATATAAAAACTCTGTTTCACCGCCTTCTTCTATTGTATTCAAGTACAATTGAATAACTAATTTTCTAGCAGATACTTGAAGACCAGTATTCTCGTAATGCCAATTATGGAATCCACCTCCAATAGGAATTTTCTTTGCTTTTGTATCATATATTAAAAGTTTTTCCTGACCAAGCACACTAAATTTTTTAAGATAATCATCTACAGGTTTTTTTATTTTTGGTAAAAATTCTATAGATAAATTATCACCTGATAAAATATTGTAACTAGCGTCATTATTAAAATTTATAGGAAAATGATCTGTTTTATGTAATGCTTTCTCTTCTTTTGTTATCAGACCATTTGATATGTAATGTTCAACTAATTTAATGTAATGTTCACATTCATCGGATGATAGTATATTTTCATGTACTGATATGAAATCGTGAATCATAATTTTACACTCCAAGGATTTACACAAAGGGCAACTCTCTCTCCCATATGTGGTTCAACACAATGATTTAATTCAGGTGAAAAAATAACCATTCTATTTGATTTTGGTGTTACGATGTCATCTTCAACGTGTAACTTGCCACCCTTTAATTTATCTACTTTTACATAGTATACCACAGAACACAACGGAAATCTAGTTTGTCCTGTATTTGCTTTCATTTGCTCATCTTTATCAATATGCCAATCTTTAGGTCTAGTATTATTTTGTGACCAAAATTCATAACCTATGCAACTAGTCAAATCAAAAAAATTACTTGCTACATTTATCATCTGCACACAAAAATCTTGAAAAACGTGGTTTTCATCAAGTGAATACCATTTTTCATAAAAGTTTATCTCATTTGTATTTTTTTTATTTGATTCTAAAATGTCAAGACAATCAGTTTCAAAGGTAGAGTTACCTACGACATCATCAATAATAATTAACATATAATATTAAGAGACACCTCCAACAATTACTCCACCATTACTTGATGATAATGTTTTATCCCCACTACTATTACTTTGAACTGAACTTGAACTGAATATTATACCGTGTCCATTGCTACCTGGTGAACCTCCTGCACCTCTGTTAGGATCTCCAGCGTTACCACTTGCAGCAGCATCAACTTGGTCTCCGCCTGGACCGCCATCACCAGCTTCTCCTCCACCTTCTCCGTGATCACCACCATCACCACCATTTCCACCAGCGTCAAAAGTTGCATTTTCACCAGCTTGTCCTTTCTGAGAAGATGGAGAATTACCTCCAACAGTTCCATATCCACCAGTGTTTTCAGGACCGCCAAGACCTGCAGGGATGCCAGCACCACCGCCACCACCGCCACCAGACCTACCAAAGTCTCTAGGGTTTTTGTTAGGATCAGACCAAGAACCTGCTCCTCCTCCACCGCCACCATATCCACATCTTATAGTTCCATTATTATTAATTTGTGCTGGATATTCAATACCCAATCCACTTGTGCCTGTAAATGCTGGATCAGGTGTACCACCATTGGTTGCTCCTTGTTTTCCATTTCCACCAGCACCTTGAATTCTGCCCGATGATCCAATATCAATTTGTAGGGATGTTCCTGATGGCCAAGTTCCAGTTCTCAATGCAACTTTAGTTCTATCAGACTCTGCTTGTGCTTTAACACCACCTATACTTTTATTAACATGAATGAATATTTTTTTACCACCTTGCCAATTAGATGAACTTAAAACATATCCAGATACAGATCCAGTTGGTCTATCTCTATATCCTCCTACAACTTTAACTCTAGGGGATTGATTATTATATCTCCAAGTTGCTGCCAATGTATTTGCACCATTATCTTCTCTATTCAATATATTGCTAGCTTCACCACCTGAAGTGCCAGTATCATCATAATAATCAACTACCATATTCAATTTTTTACCATAAAAATCACTAAATTTTATCTCACCAGATGAAGGAATACCAGTATCTAATGGAAGATTTGATAACTGTCCAATATTTTTATTCTTAAATTCTGAATCACTAGACCTATATCTACCTAAACTCCTACCGTTATCTGGTTGACCAAATTCATTCTCTATTTCAGAAAATGCTAGTTGTGATCCTGAATTTTTAATAGTCATAATTAATTACAGCTTTCCCAATTTGCAACATTGTAAGCACCAGTTCCAACATAAACTTGTAATTTATTTAATGATGTATTATAAATTACTGCACCAGATACTACTCCTTGTAAAGCAGCTCTTTGTGATGTATTAACTTGTGGTGGTAACATATACATTCTATTTGCGTTTGCACCAACCCCACCTTGACCAGCGTTTTTAAAATCAACAGCAGAAGTTGCTTGAGTCGAACCTATCGCTATAGATGTATTACTTACAACTGTACCACTTACATATAAACCATTACCAAATGTTTCATCAGTTTTTATACCAACATTACCACTATCACTTACAGTTAATCTCTTATCTGCATCTTGATTTACAACTAACTTAAAGTTACTCATTGTTGTACCAATACCAATTCCTCCAGCAGATAATTCTCCAAATTCATAGTAACTTGTAGTATCTAAGTCTAATCTCTTAAATGTTGATATACCAGATGTTGCATTAACATTTCCAGTCAAATCTCCTACAACATTACCAACAACCTGCATATTTGCATTACCAGTTACATCTAAATCTCCACCTAAAATTACATTACCACTAACTGTTGCTTGTCCAATAACGTGAAGTGTTGTACTAGGTTCAGTTATTCCAATACCTAAAGAGCCTCCAATACCTGTAAGAGTCATTAATCTAGAACTATTAATACCCTTATGCCAATGGAAATCTCCATCAACTGAACCTGCATTATTCGCACTTAGATGATAATTAAAATTACCAGTGCCATAGTTTAGTATATCAAGTGATTGCTCTGAACTATAAGGTGCACCAGCTGTAACTTTTCCATATCTAATTTCTGAATTGTTTGTATCCGCATTTCCTGTTTCACGACCTATAGTTAATCCAGCGGTTCCAGTTTCACTTGTTATCTGTACCTCTACATCGCCAGATTTTCTAACTTGAATATCATTTACTGGAATCTCAGTTGTTCCGACACCAAGTTTTGTTGCAAATACTCTTGATGATGCCTTTACGAATTCTACATCTACATCACCTGTTAAGGTTGATATACCTGTGACTAATAGATCCTTGGTTGTGGTTAATCCAATAACTCCAATATCATTACTAAATGTCGATACTCCTGTTACTGATAAATGGTCATTGACTATAACTTGTCCAGCTGCAGAATCTAGTGTTAAATTACCAGTAGTAGTTCCAATTTCTTCATTTGTATCAATACCAATTTTTATATTATCAATAGTTGCTCCACCATTTGCGTCTACAAGTCCAGTAAATGTAGAGACACCAGCAACACTTAAATTATCTAAATTTGTATGTCCATCAACATCTAAATCACCATTTATATCTGCGGAGTGCGAAACATTCAATCCACCTGTTCCTGTTACAAAAAGTCCACCTGAAGTTTGTATATTTTTAACAACACCTAGTCCTCCAGCGATTTGTAACGCACCTTCATTTGGACTATTAGATTCATTAGCATTAGAGACTGTAGAGGGTCCGACAATATTTCCTGTGATATCACCACTTATATTACCCGTTACGTTTCCAGTTACATCACCAGTTAAATCTCCAACAAATGACGAAGCAGTTATGATACCAGTAGCGTTTATATTACCTGCCGAACTTATACCTACTCCTCTCTCTCCAGCATCAACGTTTCCACCAGCCTGAATTGTGGAACGGGGATCTTCAGTTGCAACACCTACGTTACCACCTGTGTTGTATATACTTGTAAATCCTAATCCTACATCAACATCTTCCCATTGAGAAGTTGGCATACCAAGTAAATTACTAGCATCACCAAAATAAGTGACTAGACCTGTTCCCTGCCCTGTAACTATTCCACTTACAATACTAATACCAGCACCAATGACTTTCTCAGGTTCAAGTGTAGTTACTGTAAGGAAACCAACTTTCTGTGTAGTTGCACTTGTGAATCCTGTTATAACAACATTACCTCTGACATCAAGAGCTTCTACTGGAATGGTAGTTCCAATACCCACCAGACCAGTAGCCGTTACCAACAGGTTGTCATCATCTACCTGTACACCGTTACGAAAATTAAAATTCTTCTTGATATTTGCCATCAGTTATTTTTTTAGTTATTTATTTGATTCAAGTGACTTAACTTTTGCAGTTAATTCTTTTACAGCTTCTATGAGAATTGGAATTAATCTATCATATCGCACTGCTTTTACACCATTATCTCTGGTTTGTGTAATACCAGGTAAACCTAGTGCCTCAACCTCTTGAGCTAAAATACCAATGTCATCAGTGCCATAGTAATCTGACTTAGAATTCCAAGAGAATATGTTACCACTCAAAGATAGTATTTTGTCTAGTGAATTTGGTATAGGATTGATGTTTTCTTTCAATGTTATATCAGATGAGTTAAACGCAACGATATCGTCTCCAGCATGAATTTTACCTTCAACACCAAGTCCACCTTCAACAACTAAAGCACCTGTGTCTTTACTTGAGGAGGCAGCAGTGGCAGAAATAACAACTTTATTATTTGATGAATCAAGTCTTAAATCACCAGTTGTTGTATCGATAGTCGTACCATTTAAAAATCCAAGTCTAATACCGTTTGCTCTTATATTACCAGCAACATCTAATTGAGTCCCATCATATGTAAAGTTACTGGTTGTAGTTGTTGTATCAGCAGCATTATTAAATAAAACCCTATTTGCACCACCAACTACATTTGTTGCTAAAGTCGCTGTGCCAGCGTTACCAGTTAATGCACCATTTATGTTTGGACAATTTAATGTATTAGTAGAAGCGTCAAATGTTAAGTCACCATCTGTAGATGTGGTTGTCATTTGACCAGTTGTTAAATCGGTAAGAACAATTCTTTCTACTCCTGACGCTGCTTGTAATGTAGAACCAGTATTTAATAATCCAGCACCATCACCAAAATATGTTCCAGCAGTGATAGAAGTAATACCAGAGATATTAGTTTCCCCATCAAAAGTACCTGCTCCGATTATATCTCCACCGATATAAACACTCTTCGCAATACCTACTCCACCATCTATTACAACAGATCCATTTGTTGTAGCAGTTGAATTGGTTGTATCTCTAAACTTAGCGTCTTGAGCACGAAGTGATGCTTCAGTGATAAGTTGCTTAGTATTATCAGATAGTCTTAAGTCACTGTTAAATGTAACAGGACCATCGAACTGTGATAATATTTGTTTAGATGCTCCACCTTCAACCAAGAGTCTTTCTTTTACAATGACTTCATCAGCGACTAAACTCAATCTATTTGGATCTTCACCTGTAATGGTTGGGACTGGAATATCAAATGTAGTTTGTTGTCCACTAGCAGATGCAATCTTGGTGTTTCCAATATAGAAGTCACCCTTATCGTTCATACCTGTGTAAACTACGTTACCACAAGATGTTTCTTGTGCCTGATTAAGGAACTCCTCTCTTTCAGTCAGTGATCTATTTTGTAACTGTGGTAATGCAGTTGAATAGTTACCTGGACCAAAACCAACATATTCAAATGTATGTCCTGATGACCTTAATATCGAAGGTCTACGAAGTTCAATCGGTAATGGTTTAACTTTCTTAATTCTAGAGTTTATTAAATGAGTCTCTGTAACTGTTCCAAGTGAACCACGAATAACAGTTATCTCATCTCCACCTGCACCAGAGAGTGAACTTGATGCGATACGCATAATCTCA